TCAATCCTCTCCGCCGCGAGCCGCCAAAAAACCTTCAATTTGAGCGACAATAAAATGTAGATTTAATAGTCGCCCAGCCTTATAACAGGAGACAACCTCTTGCAGATGTGCAATCGCTTTATCCAAACCACGCTCGAGGTACTCAACATCCTCTGTCAGCTCTTTTTCACGAGCGGTTATACGTTCTCTCACATCACACATTTTTAAATCTCCAACATCGGCGCAGGCAAATCAATCGCCCGCGCCCTGTTTGATACATTGCCCGTCGTTGCCGCCATCCACAGCATATGCAACGCATCGGGGCCGTCGTCGTGGTCGGCTTTCGGGAAATGGCGCAACTGGCTAATCAGTGTCTTTTGGTCGGGGTTGAGCAAAATCAGCCCGTTTGCCATATGCGGCTGTAAGGTCTCAATCCTCAACATCTTGTCCGAAGACGGCTTGATACCGCGCACCGGAATATGCACACCCGAACGCGCCCCGCGCTTAATCAGCTCATCCTTGAGAAACTCTTGAAACTGCACCGTCTCTACGACCCACAACACCGGCTTGACCCGCGCCTCTTTTTGGATGCGGATAACGTCCTCGATAATCAAATCAGGCAGGCGTTTTTTGACTTGGGCGACGGTTACAAACAGCCGTCCCGTCGATTTTTGATAACCGCCGACCAAAATCGCCGACGGGTCGCGCCCCGCACCAGCCTTACCCAAAGACGGGTCGAGCGCGCCGTAGTACACCAAATCGTCGGGCAGTTCCGACCAGTATTTGATGTTTTCTGCAAACGGCGCATCTTCGCCGCTGACCGGGTCGTTTTGATATTCGCTGTCAAACGTCGCATGGCCGTCGCGGGCGCGGATTTTCATCAGCGCGAGTACGCCGCGAGCCGCCCAGCTTGTTTGCGCGCCGCGCTCCATCTCGTCTTTGTTGGCGAGATAAAACGCCTGCGCTACCGCTTCGCCGTCGTTGCGGTAAAGCTCCTCCCATCTGTCCCACAAATCCATGCGGTCAGGCCATTCGAGCATGGCTTTAAACTTGGTCGCGTGCCAAAACGGGTTGTTCAATGTGCGGTTCAACACGCTATCGTAGTGCAGGATAGTGCCGATATAAATCACGTCAAACTTCTGCACCGCGCCACCCAAGGCGAGGACAGCTTTTTTCAGCCAAGTTTCGAGTTTGTCGCGTTGCTCGGGGTTGCGCACCTGTTCGTCGTTCTCAATATCGTCGAGAACAGCGAGGTCGGGGCGGTATGGGCCGTGGCGCAGACCGCGCAACTTTTTGCCACTGCCCGCCACTTGGATTTTGACTTCGTTTGCCGTTACCGCAGTCCCAGCCTGCCAAACGCGACCCTGTCCACAAGCCTCCGGAAAGTCGGTTTTAAGGCGCTGGTTGAACTCAAGCTCCGCCTTGATTGCCTCCAACATGGGATAGGCTTGGTCGATACTGTCCATCACGATAACCGCGTAATGCTTGCGCCCCGTTACCACACACCAAAGCGTAAACAGTTGCGTAACCAGCGTCGATTTCGCCTCGCCGCGCGGGGCGGCGGTTGCCTCGTTGATGCCTTCAGACGACCTCAATATTTCGGGCAGTCGGGAAAATAAAAACTTGTGCAGCAGCGACTTTTCAGGTGAGCGGACATAGTGCGGAAAATATGTGTTTACAAAATATTCGTAACCGCTGACTGGGTCTAATACCTTCGCCCGACGCTCTGCAATGGCAGCAGTCGATGCGTCGAAGCCGTCCACCTCTGCCTCAATGATTTGGCGGAGTTGGGCGGCGTATTCGGCAAGCGACTTTAAAAACTCTTTGGACTTCATGTTTTAATCGTAATAGTGGACAACCGGCTTTTTCAGCGGCTCGGGGTTAACCATGAAACAGAAGGGCAACGGCTCTCCCGTTTTCATTTCATTCATGGACGACATAAAGTAAAAAAACTGGTCGGCGAGCCAAAACAACGGCTCCAGCTTATAACGTGGCGCAACTGCCGGTACTTCGCTACCCCAATCTGCAATCCAAATCGGGCAAAATAAAAACCAGCCTTTATGCGTGTATTCAACTTTTTGCATATCGCTTACCTGTATTTCTTTTCAATTTCCACGCCCAGCGGCTCGACCAACTCGACAAAAGCCTGCAAGTGTTGCGGGTATCGCTCCTTGACCACTTCGCCGAACAATTCCAACACCTCAATCGCCGTCGCCAGTTTTGACGTTTCCGGCATCACTTTGGCGTTTGCCGCCACGGTCTTGGTAAACGCGTCGGACAGGCTCGCCAACAGTTTGGCGCGCTCGGACGGCATCAGCTCCTCAACCGACGTGTCTTGCAACATCGTCATCGTCGATTGGTACTGCACCAAAAAACCCGTCAGCAGCGAACGGCTCAAGTCTTCGATGCCGCCGCCCGCCAGCGTGTAGGCAGCGCGTACTTTATCCCAATCGTCGCCGGTCTCTTTGGCGGCGCGTTTCCAGCTACGGGCGGTCGCGGTCGGGATTTCGCACATCATCGCCGCGATTTCGAGCGTCTGCCCGTCGCTGACGTACAGCCGGCGCAGCTTTTCGCGGGTTTCTTTCGGGTGTGCCATTTTAAAATCCCAGTTTGGCGCGGACAGTCATGATGGCGGCAGATACCAAACCACCCGTAATCGCGCCGGACGCACTGCCTGCAATGACTGCCGCCTTGCGCGTATCCTTATGGATTTGCGCAATTTCGGCTTTCATTTCGGTTTGGTTTTTCAAGGTTTCGTCAGTCTTGGCTTCGATACGCGCCAAGGCTTCTAAAATCGGGTCGCTCATGATTTGTCCGCTTTCCTGTCTAATTTTTCATTCATTTTTTCAAGTTTGTTTTCGATGCGCTCCAAAGACGCCGCGATATTTTTTTGGTCGGCTTGGGCGTCCTGCTTGGTGTGATAGGAGAGCTTGACTTCGTGTAGCTCTTCTTTCAGGTTTTCAATGCGCTTGTCCGCCTCTTTCAGACGACCTGAAATACCGTTGACCCAAAACCAAAATGCCGCTGTCGCAATCGGCCACAGGGTTTTAAAACCAAATTCAAAGTCCATTTAAAACCCCTTTAAACCGGCACATCACCAAATACGATACGGACGGAGTAGCCGTCAGGATGACGACTTGCCACCTCGAATTTGCCACCCCCTGAAAAAATCAGGTAATAAGGCGACACCGCAGAATAGACAGCCGCCTCCGCGTTACCGTCAAATTCCACACAAAAGGTCGTCTGAAAATCCTTATCCATGCGCACTGCGTACTCAATCCTCGCCTTATCCAACAACGAAGACACATGTTCGACAAAAGGCTTTTGCTCTCTTGCGCGGCTCAAACCCAACTCTAAATCCGCATGGCGGCAGGAAATCACGCGCTGCACCAACTCTTGATAGGTCGTCATTTCGCAACCTCCGACGGACTGTCAATTTTGAGTTGACTGCTGACCCAATCGCGCCAAGCCTGATTTTGGTTTTCCAGCTCCAAAACATAGCCGCCAAACTCAGCGGCGTGTTCGAGCAGCGTTGCCGTCTTGCCGTCTTTCGGCGCATGCGGGCGCACCGGCGCAACCATCAACGCAGCGGGCGGTGTCGGCATGACTGCCTTTTCGACAACTTTAATTTCCGTAGCCGAGGGAGCGGTTGTAGAGGCGCAGGCTGTGATAGCCAAGGCCGTCAAGACAACCGCCGCCTGCTTTTTGGCGGTCTTGAGTAAGCGCATTTTCGATTTCCTTTTTGTTTTCCGTTTTCAGACGACTGACTTCCGCCTGCTTTTGTGCCAATTTCACACCGACGGCGTGCGCCTTGGCTTCAGATTGTTTTGCTTCTTCGCGGGCTTGCTCCAGCTCGCGTGCGTAGTTTTGCGCCGACAGACGCAAGGCCTGATCCTTTTCGCGCTCCATCTTGTCGATGACGGCTTGCTGCTTTGCAAACGCTGACTTGTAGCCTTGATGGTGCGACACCGCCAAACCCGTACCGACCAGCGCGATGATGACAATCGGCTGCCAGTTATTCGCCAACAGTTTCACGAGATTCGGATTCATTCTCGACCTCCTGACGTTTGACACTGACCAGCGATCGCGCCACCGCATAGCCGCCCACAATGCCCAAATAAACTGCCCAAACCTCTGCCGAAGGGTCGGGCAGCATGACGAATTTAACCGTCCCCGCCGCGCAGGCAACATTTGCCCAGAGCTTTGAATGAGAAATACCGCCTGTCGCGGGGTTTTTGAAAATATCGCAAATGCGCATCTTAATAACCATCCCAACCGTCAATCATATTTCTTACTTTCTCGCTTTGCGTTTACGCGCCGCCCGTTTCGCGGCTGCCACGCCTGAGTTTCTTAAATTTGGGCGTGGATAGGTGTGTATCGGACGAACATTTGGCATCTGTATAAGTGCGCGGTTTACCTGCTCATTACTAGGATTTTCTCCAATCAATTTTGTAAGAAAATAGGAAGCAGCTTCTTTCAATTTACCAATAATATTCATACTCTTGCCGCTCCCAACTCCATCGCAATCGCGTCCGCAATCGCGCGGCAGATGCCCCATTTGGTAGCCTTAAACAAGGCTAAATCCGCATCGTTGCTGATAAAAAACGGCTCAAACACAATGCCGCCGTTTTGGGCATAGGCAAGGCGGGAATGTTGCCCTGCGTTATCCGGCTTAAAACCGTCTTCGCCGCGCAGTTTCCAGCCTGTCGCCTTGGCAACAGCCTTGCTCAATACCTGACACCAGCGCTTGTTTTTCGGCGTACTCAAAGCCTCAATACCCGTCGCCGTTTTTGCAACCGCAGCATTAGTGTGAAACTCAATCGCCACATCCGAGCCGCGAATCAGCTTAACCGCTTCGCGCAGCGGCATATTGCCTTTGCCCGTGCCGTCGGTTTTAACGGTCAAGCCGTAGTCATCGCGCAAGATAGATGCCACGATATTGCGCATATCCTGCGCCAAATCTGCCTCACGGTCGCTGCCGTTGACTGCGCCCGGGTCTGTATTGCTGTGTCCAGCGGTTAAGGTTACGGTTTTGCCCATTAATCATCTCCAAAAAGGTTGAATAACATTTGAAAACCCCATTAAACCTTTTCAGACGACCGCCAAGACCCGTCAGGCTTGCATTCAGCGGAATAAAGACAAAAAAAAATCCCTGCCCGAAGGCAGGGTAAAAGGTCCACTCTCAACACAAGCACAACAAAAACTAAGCCGCAAACAAATCAGCCTGCGCCCTTGCCGCCGCTTCGCGGTCGGCCTCTTTCAGAATGTATCGGATATTTCGTGTTGACAGCTTATGCGCCAACACCAGCTCGCGCACAATAAACAAATCGCTCAAACCTTCCGCGCTCATCGCATCATATTGGCGGCGGATAAATCGGTTGCGCAGCTCGCGCATCGCATCCCAGCAGCGCGGGATTGCCAAAAAAGGCTGCCCGACATAGGCACGCTCCAATCGTCCCGCCGCTTCTTCGCCGATATCCTCAACTAGTTGTTCGTGTAAAATTCTGCTCTGCCGCGTATTGCGGCGGCGATTGGAAATCGGATAATTCGTCCCGCCCCAAACCTTAACCATGTGGAACGCCGCCTCCAGTCCGATGACCGTAATCAGCGCCACCACACTATGCGGCAGCAGATGTTTAACATCGGCAAAATCCTGCTCCGTCATCTCCCAATTTAAGCTCATCCCGTTCTCTCCTTTTTCTTGCGGTTCGCACTAATCTGCAACGCCGCCACCAACTTGTGCATATTGCCGTCAGACAACCATTCCACGCGGTCAACCTTAAACATCTTTTTCGCCGTACCATGCGCATAATTCCAAGTCCAGCCGTTATCCAGCAGCAGGGCTTCGATTTTGCGCATCATCTTGTCGGCAGACTCGCGGCGGTTCGGTCGTTGTCCCGCCGTTTTTTTCGGCGTGAACCCATGTTGGCGCAAATCCTCGACCACACGCTCCAGCTCGGGGATGCTGCATTCCGTACACGACCGCTTGCCCGTCACACGCTCCAAGACCGCGCGATACGTTGCATCATCCAAACCAAGCTCTTTTTGAGCGCTTTTAATTTTCGCAATCAACGCACGGCGCATTTAAAACTCCTAAAACACAATATATTGATTAATTAACGCATATTATACAGATAAAATACTATATGTTGTAGTAAGGTGCTGTTTTTTTTGCGAAACGGACAGACATGAAAAAGCCCCCATTTGGGGGCTTTTGTTATAAAAATTTAATCACTACCGCCATCGTTGCGGCGACGGCTGATATCAATCCAGTAGCAATCATAATTGGATACCACCGAGCCTCTTGGGCTATTTTTACCGATTCCGCATTTATCTTATGCGCATCTGCGATGATTTTTGCGATTTCAGCGTCCACTTTTCTGAGTTCGGCCTGCTTCATTTCATTATCCAATAAATCTTTCATTTTTAAATCCTTTTGGTTTTTCGGGCTTGCTTCATGCTTCCCGATAAGCTCCATTATACGCGATATTTTCGCATAGTCAAGAATTATTTGAGCGTGTTTTGCAGCATGACCCACTTGCGGTGCGGCATCCCGGAGTGATCCTTGGCATCAACCGGAGCAACCCAGTTTTGCACCGTGCGCAACGCCGTGCCAGTCCGTCGCCCGACCTCGGCAAGGGTCAGTCCGTATGTGTCCATCACAAATCTTAAATTTGCAGGGGTGTAGCCTGCTTCGGGATATTTCATTTAACCTCCTTGCAGGCCATCGCCATTGCCTCGGCAAAAACCGACAATTTGATTTTGTATTCCAACACATCCGCCCCTTTTTTTGGGGCGGTCAGTATAGGCTCAGTTCCGGTGGCAATCTGAGCGGCAATACTGTCAATCTCTCTTTGCCTGAGCCGTATCAGAGCCAACAGATTTTCCGCCACCTCATCAGGCATGACTCCTTCGCCACTTTCCCATCGGTGCCAAGCCCGCTCTGACACCCCATCAGGGCGTACAGATGTACAGGCAACAGTTTTGGCGGCCTCCAAAACGGTTAAAAACAAAAGACGGCGGTACGCCTCAATGACAGTGTGGTGCATAGATTGACTCCTTTAAGTGTCATTATATCCGCCGCGACCTATGGCACGCCATCGGTTTATCTCGTCGGCGTACCAAATCATCAGCCGTCTGCGCTCGTCCAACAACATTGCTTTGTTGTAAACACCGCGTACACCGCCGATGGCATGGGCCAACTGCAACTCTATCGCGTCAACTGACCATAACCCGCTTTCGTGGGCGTGCGTACTAAAAACCTTGCGGAATCCATGTATCGTCATCTTGTCCCGCCATCCGGCCTGCGTGATAACGTGCAAGGGGCGGTGGCCGCCGATACCACCGAATAAAAGGTCTCCGGTAATTCCGCGCCGCGTTCGCTCAACCAGCCAAGCAGACAACAAATCCACAACTTGAGGCGCGAGTGGGACGAGATGTGGCCGCCTCATTTTCATCCGCGCTGCAGGGATCGTCCATGTTGCCGTCGCAAAATCAAATTCAGACAACGCTGCATTAACCGCCTCGCCGCGCCGAACAGCGGTATAGACAATGAGCCAAAAGGCAGTCAGCGCGGCGGCATCGATATTGGTATGGGTATCCACCGCCGCCAAAAATTCGGGCATATCCTGCGGTGGGATAAAGCTAAAGCCCTTGTAAGTATAGGGTTTTAGCGCAATGCCCAGCCCTTCGGCAGGATTGTAGCGGCACCAGCCCTGCACCTTGGCATATCGGTACACCCCTGATACCACTTGCAACAGCCGCCGTGCCTGCGACGGCGCATCTTGCTCGTAGGTTTGGATGCAGCGGATGATTTGCATGGGTGTGATGCGGTGGATACGCTGCTGCCCGATAAACGGATACACATACCGCTCCATTCGGTAGCGGGTGTATTTTTGCATTTCTGGACAGCACTTGGCGAGGCTGACAGACAGGTATTCCTCAGCTGCCGTCTGAAAACGGGGCGGCCGGGACAGCCAATTACTAAACCAGCTCATGGTTGCTCCTTAAGGAGGGGCGGGTCTGCCGTAGGCTCCCCGCCGGTTGGATGGTTTATTGTTCGCGCCAAGCCTGCAGGGCGGCACGGTACTCATCGATGGCTGCTTTTTGCTCATCGGTCATACTGTGTTTGGTGTCGTCCACATAGTAATTGTAGCTGCCTGGCCGGCCGTAGATTTTGCCGTTCCACGGTTTGCCGCCTTCGCGGCTGCTTTTGGCATAATCCGCGCCGTGCCGCTCTTTCAAAAAGTCAAAGCAGCCGTTGTATTGGGGTTTTGAGGCTTCTTTTTCAGCGATTTTTTGCCATTGGTGGCGCAGCATCGCCATATCCAGCACATTGCTGGCCGGCTGCTCCAAACGGTAGCCGAGCGGGGCGATTTCTTGGATGATGGCTTCGGCTTTTTCCATCAGTTCGCTTTCAGACTTAGCTTCAAAAGTTTTTTGCCATGCCTTGGGCGGCTCTTTCGTAGCCAACACTCCGGCCAATCCTTCTTTTTCGTCGTGGGTAAAGCAAAAACCTAATGCTTTCAGGGATTCTTTATTTGCCAAGGTTCTGCCGTGTACCACCACGGAAAACAACGGCACCGAGCCCATGCGGTATTTGATAACGGCAACCTGTTCGGCTGCCTCATCGGCGGCTGCTTGCTGTTTTTTGTAGCATTCGGGGCAAACCATGTTTTGCTCGTACCAAGCCAGTTTGCGTTCGCGGTCGGCACTTTTGCCGAAAAGAGATACGCTTCCAGTACCATGACCGCAAGCGTAGGAGTAAGAGTATTTAGCCATTTTGATTCATCCTTTTAGGTTGTTCAGGCTTGCTTTGTGCTTCCTGATGAGTTGTATTATACGCGATATTTTCACGCAGTCAACAATATTTTAAAATTTATTTTCAGCAAAAAAAGGCCGTCTGAAACAGGTTTTAAACCCCATTTCAGACGGCCTTTAATCAAGCTTTAAAAATCCCAGCCTTCAGAATCCATCCCAACCCTCCATCATTCCTGCCAACCTCCCAGTAAATCCACCAGCTCACCAAGAATCGCACTCAGTGCAGCCGCCATCAGTAGCTGTGTGGCATAAGCCATACTTTCCGCATCATCGCAGCTGCCTTCAGCTTCTTCCTGCACAACGTCCAGCCATTGGATACGTTTCAGTGTTAAATCCTGTGTCAGAATAAATGCTACGCGGTCATTCCATACCAAGCCAAGTTCGGTTACTTTCATGCCGTTTTTGGCGTGTTGTACCACATCTTCGGCGGTAAGGTCTTTGCGGCTGATTTTAACTTTTGGGGCAACATCACCTACACCAACCAGGGTAACATCACTATCCAACTCAAACCGGCCTTGAGCTTCTCCCTGCAACAGCCAATTAGTCATCAAAGATGACGGCGATTGACGGGTATCCGGTTGTTGAGCAGGCAGACCGCCAAGGGCTTCGCGCAACTTGGTCAACAGGTTTTCTGCCTTGCGGCGGTTGGCAGTATCCGTCCACAACCAACCTTTAGCCAGCAGACCATTTGTGCGGCTGCTTTTTGTAAGGGCTTTGGGCAGCAGCTCGTCGATAATAGCTTGGCGTAATTCCATTTTTTCTTTTCGTCCGACGTTACGGCCTTCGGAAGTTTGGATTTTGGCAACTTTTTCATCTAATTTATGCTTGATGGCTTCAGCCGGCAATACTTTTTCTTCGCGCTTCAGGGCGATAAGCATAGTTTTTTGCGCTCCAAACACGGCAAGGTCGGTAAACGCATTCGGGTGGGTGAAGCCCTCGGAAAACCAGTCCAAGCCCTGTGGTTCGGTAAACCAACTATTTCCAAGAGATTCATCTAAATAGCGTTTTTCGGGCAATTCCGGCAAGCGGAATGGGGTAACTTGTTTAAACCACATATCTAAATCCTTTTTCAAAAATGGCGGGCTGATGCCCGCCGTGGGTCAGTTTGCTTTACTCAGCCTTTTTGCGGTCTCAAACTCAACCGCATCCATCAATTTCTTGATGTTATAAGCCGTCATCTGCGCCATCGTCAGTTTGCCTTGCGGCTCCAAATCGCCGTCATAACTGATGGTCACGCCGTTCAAGCCGTTTACTGGCATCTCGTCTTCTATCGTAATAACAATTTTCGCCATCACATCAACTCCTGCTCCGTAGGCTCAATCACAAAATCCTCAAGCCCCGACACAATCTTAATTCCCGGCACTTGACCATTGGCAAACTGCTCACGCTCATTCAAGATGGCGTCTTTGTCGATTTCCTGCTTGGTGCGGATAAAGCTTTGATATGCCGTTTTTTCCGACATCCAAGCCAAGACGGCGGCGACGCCTGTTACCTTGACGCTAGGCGGGCGGATGCGCCATTTGACGAGTCCCGTCACAAAATCCACCGTCTTGGTCTTGCCGTTTTCCGTCAGATCATCCTTGTGTGCCTCGCAGTAGGCGGCGACGGCAGCGGTCAGGCGTTCCGATTCGGCTTTCAGTGGCGCGGCAAGCACGGCGTATTCTTCTTCAATCACCGCTTTTTTATCGCCCGCTTCGGTTTCCAAGCGTTTGATTTCGCGGTTCAGGTCGCCAATCGTGCGGATATGCGCCGTTACCTCGGTTTTGTCTTGTGCGGCTTCGATTGCCGCCTGTTTGATACGTTGTTTAGCCATTTGATTTTTCCTTTAATCTTGATCTGATAAGTCTCGTAAAATTTGACTTAAAAAATTCTCGTGGAGGGCTGTTTGCCTTTTTCTCAGATAGCCTGCTACAGCATGTCCGGCAAAGATTGCAGGAGTTTTTTCACTATCATCTCCCAATCCTTTGATTTCAAAATCAAATAAGCTTTTGGTACTATCTTTAATAGTAATAATGACTTTAGCCATTTTCTTTATCCTTTCTTAGTTTACTTTTCGGTCCGCATCTCTCAACTGTCTTGCCAGTTGCAATGCTTTTAAATTCGCGACGGCTGCCTTCATAAATCCTTCCGCATCTCGGGCGGCATCGCTGCTTACGCTGGCTAAAAATTCCCTTGTCAACGCAGCCATCAGGTCGGGAGCTTGATACTCACCGTTTAGATTGATTTCGGGCAACTCAACGCGGCAAATACCATTTTCCGCAACGATTTTAAAAACATACTCTTTCATTTCACTTACCTTTCTTACTTAAAGCTTCTTTCACTTCCGCCATTTTCTGACGGCCTTTTTCTTTATTCGGCGCAGGCTTTTCCAGCATCGCCCTGGGTATCAACCGTGGCGGCAGGTTGCGGAGCAGTTCGGCAGGGTGCGGCCATGTTTCCGCCGCCTGCAATACCTTAAACCCCGTCTGAATCCGTATCGGGTCATACTCCGGCGAGACGATTTCTTTTTTCTCCTTCAGTTCCCGATACCAAATTTCCGCGACGACCGGCATATCCTGCGCTGCGGGGCGGTTGGGCAGATTCAGCGCGGCGAGCAATGCAAATCCTGTCGCGAGTTCCTGTTTCGCCCAATCATCCCCCGCCCATTCGCCCAAGGCTGCCACACCTTGCCGCAGTTTTGACGGTGCGCCGCCTTCGCCCACTCTCCCTGTTGGAGAGGACTGGGGAGAGGGCAACCCCGAACCCTGCCACTGGCTCACAATCTCCAACAAATAACCGTGTGATTTCAGAGGCAGTTTCAGACGACCTTGATCGCGGGCGTTGACGGTTTCGTTAAAGCCGTGCAACCAAGCCTCGGCGGGAGCGGGGGAGAACACCCCGTCGCGTACTACCTCCTGCGCCTTAATCATCGGCATCAACTCGTTCAAAAGTTTCGCAGTACGCGCCCAAGAGAGCTGCGATTTGGCGGGTCTGAACAAGCCGACATACCGTATCGCCGCCTTGCCCATTTCAGCGTCCATCTCCAACACAGCCCGCAATACAGCCGATGCGTCGGCATCGTTGATTAAGCTGTCCAGACTATGCACCGCCCCGCAGTTCGGGCATTTGATGTTCATTTAATCACCCCGAGAATCGCCAAAAACGCCACAAGGACAACAACCAACCCAAAAAACATACCGCAGGCATCCAAAACAACAGCTTTAGTATGCTGCTTAAACCAGTTTTCAATCAGGCTCATAAGCGACAAAACCACCAGTGCCAAACCAATCAGCCCGCAGATCAATAGATAAATCATCATTCCGGTAGTCATCATATTTCCTCCCAAGCTTCTATTGCCATTGTCAGCGTTGCCGCCTCCGCCGTTTTCCAAATACCGTCCGGCGCGCGGGCGGCAATCACAAACCCTTCGCCGTCTTTTTTCATAACCATCAGCTCGCCACGGTCTTCGAGCCATTCGGTCAATTCTTTTTCATTCATCTTTGTTTCCTTCCGTTTTCAGACGACCTTTGCCGTCCTTATCTTCAAACTGCGCCTGATATTCGGCGACTTCCTGTTCGCGGTTTCGCTTCACCATAAACTTCGTCGCGCGGCGGCGGTGTTGCCCCCATGCCTGCCAATCGTTGTTCCGTCTTTTAAAGCTCATTTCGCAGACTCCCTAAACTTCAATGCCCATTCGGCATCCGCTTTGCGCGTATCTGTTGCCGTCCAGTACCGGTTATCCATAATGGCGGGAGCGGCAGGCCAACTGTCGCCCCAAACCGAGCGGGCGACGGCAGGTCGTCCAAACTCAAGTACCGTCCCGCGCTTTTCGCGATGCCATTCCATATTCAACCGAGCTTCTTTTTCCATCTGCTCCGCCCAACATTTCGCGCAACGTTGGGTTCGCTTCCGTACCCCGTTTTTATCCAAAGTCCAAGCAAATGCCGATTCAGGCTTCATCTGTTTGCAAATTCGGCAGGGTTTCAATTTGGTTAACATTTCCCGCCCCCTTTCCGGCTGCGGTATGCCGCGTCCATCCATGCCTCCAACACCTCACGCGCCGCAACTTCCACTCTCAAAATCCCGCGCAGACGCTCGTTTTCAAGCAAGATACCTTCCGCGTAGATAAACATCCCGATCACTGCGCCCAGCGCAGCCCCTAAAATCATCCAAATCAACCAAATTTCCATCATTTTTGTACCTCCTGTGGTTTCCAACCCTTCACAATCGCCCGCTCGCCGTACTTGGCGCGGATTTCCTCGACCGCCCGTTTCAATGCCAATTTCTTGACTCGGTTCAGTCCCCGTTTTGGACGTCTGAACTTATTCATAAACCACTCCTTCCATTTTTTGCTCCACACTCATTGCCTCGTAGGCACGTTCCATTTTCAAAACTTCCAAATCCGCCTGTCTTTCCATCTTCTCGACCTTCGTCGGCTCTGTCGCCACCGGTTCAAGTTCTTGCGTACAGGAATGCAACGCCATCCCTGCCACAAAACACCACACGCCCACCGTCAAACCAACCGGCACCCACCGCCAAAAAGAGCGCGCCACAAACATCTTCCAATCAACTTTCTTCAAAACTTGCACTTCCGTTTTCCTTTAAAAACAATAACTTATTAAAATCATAGGGTAAAAAAATATATAGCCCTGTCAAAGACTTACTGTTTCAGACGACCTATCGGATAATCAATGTCGAGTATTTTTTGATGATGCCCGATTGCATTTTGATGCCGTTTTTATTCGCCGTTCGTACCGCACCGCGCATCAACTTACTCATCCGTCGCGTATTGCCGTTGCTTTGTTTAACCAGTTCCGCAATCGTCGCATCATCCGCTTCCGGCATCGTCGCTCTGGCAATTTCTTCCAATTCTTCATCCGGCATCGAGTCGCCAAGATTCAGCGCAACCGACACTCGGCTATAAAGTTGCACCAGCTCGCCATGCTTACCGCGCAGATTCGCCACCAATCGCGGCATACCGCTTAAAACCAACCCGCAGCCCGTGTCGTCATGCAGTCGGCGGATAATCTCAAGGGCGCGTAATGGCAGGTTTTCCGCCTCATCGACCACAATCAGACGACCCGAATCACGCAGTCTGTCCGATACAGACTCAAACAAATCATTCAGGCTGCCAACCGTTGAGACCTTCGCCGCTGCCGCCAGCTTGCGCATCAAGACCAAAGCCGTAAAGCTCGGATTAGCCTCAATCAGGATGGCGGCGGGATTCTTCTCGCAGTAGTTTTTGACCGCCTGAGTCTTGCCCAAACCCGCTTGACCGTAGATAACGACCGTGTCGCCCGCCTCGTGTGCGTCGCGCATCACTTCAGAGATTCGGCGGGTCGTCTTGGTCGATACAAACCCCAACACCAGCTCTTCGCGTTGCGCCTTACTTTCCTGCACCTCTAAAAACGCTTCGATTTTCGGCTCGATGGTTTCATATTTGCCGCCTTTTGCCGCGTAGGTATTATTCAAATACATACTGATAGATGCCGGAGATACCCCGATACCGCGTGCAAGCATCGTCTGATTCATCCCTGATTTGGCTTTAAATTCCGCCAGTTTTTGTTGCAGTGCTTCGTTGACCTTATTTGTCATGATGTTTTCCTTATTAAAAGTGTTTTAAAAATGTTTTAACTACATATCCGCCTCAAACAAGACAATCTCGTCGTCTGTTCCCGTTTTCGGCAATACCGCATACTCCGCCTCGATGACGTTTCCGCCCAAATGTCCCAGCTCGTCCCAAGCTGCCGCCTGTTCCAGAGCCGGATTGACTTCCGCATTTGCGAGCTTGATTGCATTTTCCGCCCGCTTGATTTTGCCTTTTCGGCGTTTTTCCGCCAGTTGGTCGATACGCGCCGTCGGGAAAGCCTCGCGGCTATTGCCGTTGACTTGTGCCTTCGTGATGAACTTGCCGTCCATATCAAACACATTGACCACCGACGCATCGTCCAAATCGTAGCTGACCCGTACCTCGTCTTTGTGATACTCCGCCAGCTCGACCGAAAAATAAGAGTTGTTGAACAAATCCAGCCAACCGCGCTGTACCTTTCGCACCTCCTGCGGCATAAACATCGTCGCCAGCTCTTCCGCCGACAACATATCTGGCGCAATCCCGTCCTGTTCCAGCCTCATTTCCCGATAAGCCTTCGGTGTATAATGCCCGCCGTCAGGATGTCGGGGCAGCTCGCCGTGTGGGCGGTTGTTGTATTCGTCGATACACTTGACCACATCCGCAATAAATTGCGACCAGCTCGGCAGCTTTTTCAAATATTTTTGCTGTTCTACCGTCAACTCCTTGCCTTTTTCCAAAGCGTTAAACGCACTTTCCATCTTGCGGTACATCAGGTTCTTCGTACTGCTGTCCATTCCTGCGCCCGCAAACGTCTCATACTGGCGCGCCATCTCAATCAGATTGTCTTTCCACCATCGCTCGATGATGCCGCGCCCTTGCGGGTTGCCCGCGATACCCGTTTCATGTCGGATACCCAGTCGGGACGTGATACCCGTGATTTCATGGTCTATCGTCTTGCCGGTTTGGCCGCCGCCGTTATCCGAGTAATAGATAATCGGCAAACCATAGTGCTTGACCCCGATACGCAGCGCGTCCGATACCGCCACGCAGCTCTCCGCCAGCGACACCGAAAATCCGACCACAAACCGCGTACAACCATCAATAATCACCGTCACTTCAGGCTTAAACGGTCTGCCGTGTACAGGGTGCGCCACCTTCGCCTTAAAGCTGTGGCCGTCGCCGATCCAAACATCGTTCGGCTTCAAAGCCCCCCAATCACGTTTCACATAAGGCAGCAGCGATTTATAAGCCGCCCCCGTTTTCCTGCCGCGCTCCTGCATAATCAGCGGGAGCTTTTCCCAAACGCGCCGCACCATACTCAAGTTAGGCACATCGTTAACCGGCATATTTTCCGCTTCGGCCCACTGCACAAATCGGCGGTAGCTGTGTGCCAATTTTGGCGCGGACGGAATATTGTGAAACTGCATAAACATCGGCAACCAACCGTAGCTCTCAATCGGCTTGACCGCCTTCGTCGTCTTCGGAGCCAAAGCAACCAGCCGCTCCGTCGCGTTTTCCGCTTTCAAATAAGCAGATATCCAGCCGTCTAAAGTACGCTCACCGACCTTTGCCGACCGACTGCGGTCATTGGCCGTTTCCAAGTTGGCGAGCGTAACCTCGTCCAATTTGCCTTCTGCCAGCAGCCTCAAAAACTGAGCCACCGCAACCTTGGCAGAGCAACCGTATTGATATTTGATACTCAACACCGCCGCCACCACCGCGCATCGCGCATCCGCCACCGACCGTTGTTTCTCGTTCAGCCGCTTTGCCGCTTCCGCCAAGACTTGAGGCGACATCGCCGTCTTCTCCTGTCTGATTTGGGGCAGGGTTTTCGGCATCTTCTCCGCCAGTTCGTCCGACTGCCGTTTCATAATGGCGGCTCGGATTTCGGCGGGGAGGGAGGCGATTTCATACAGTTTTTTGGGTCTGCCTCTTCCTATTTGCTCAAAACAGTGTTGCCAATTGTTTTTCTTGGCATGGTATTCAATCCCTTGCCTATCAGTTGGCAGACTTGGGATACCCAATTTCGCAATATCTGATGCAGATATTTTCATATTTATGCTTTCTATTTTTGCTTAAATGCGTTACCCTTTTGGAACTCTTTAGCAAAACCGTTATCTATTTACAGACTTGGGAAAGTAGGCTTACGGTTTCTTTTCTCAAACCTAGAAGGCCAAATCTCTTCTGCCGGCACTCCGATTGCAGCAGCTATAATCTTTTCGCCTTTTAGGTATGGGGCATCTAAAGCCTTCCCTAATGTATTCGGTGCCAAATTGGCTTGAATAGATAACGCTCTTACCGACCAGCCCGCCTTTTTAAGACGAGCCACAATGTCAGCACGATGCCAATCAGTCATGGTTTCTTGCTTTTTTTTCATCTTTGGATTTCCTTAATTAAGTAGGTTTGTTACCCGCCGTTATTGAGTAAGTGAGTGAATTATATTTAGCAAAATAGTTTCTTGCAACTCTTTTGCTAAATTATTTTACGCAAAAAAGAGATTAATTTAATAACATTTTGATTATTTGAGTAATTTTATTTAAGCAAAAGAAACACTTTTTTGCTTAATATTTTGCTTAAATGAGTGAACGCTATGGATACTTTTTTAGAGAGGCTCAAATCCCTTTGGCCTGATGGTGTAAAGCCGTCTGACATCTATAACAAGATAGATATGTCAGCATCTGGCTTTAATAGAGTTTGGAAAGAGGGGGCAGTCCCGACGGCTGATTACCTCGTAAAGATTCAAGAAGTTACAGGCTGCGATCTCAACTGGTTGCTGACAGGCAAGGGCGTGCCATACCTTGACCGCACCCGTCCTGAGAATGCCGGAGCCTTCCCCGTATCCGATACCGGCGCAGGCGCAGTCGATACGCTCGGCAACCCCGTCGATTTGCGTGAATTTGTCTTTATCCCGCGATACAGCGTGGAAGCAGCAGCAGGGCATGGACAAACCGTAAGCGATGAAAAACCCTTATTCTGTATGGCTTTCCGCCGATACTGGATAGAAAACTACGTCACCCGCCAAACAGACAAACTCTCCGTAATCGCCGTCAAAGGCGATTCAATGGAAGGCATCCTCAACCACGGCGACAACATCCTAATCAACCACGCCGAAACCGAGCCGCGCGACGGCCTGTACGTCCTACGCATAGGCAACGACCTTTTCGTCAAACGCGTACAACGTATGCCGGGTAAGCTATTGGTAACATCAGCCAACCCACATTACGCCCCCTTTGAAATAGACCTAAGCCATACAGACGACGACATCGCCATCGTCGGTCGCGTAGAATGGTTCGGCCGCTCCGTGAACTGA